ACGACTTTCAACATTCTCCATTCGTAATCTGTATTGAGGTGATGTTATATCACCACTTACGATTGAGGATGAAATTGATGATAAATCAAACTCAACAAGTGCTCTACTATTACCCAATAAAGAGGTATTGTCGGTGTCGTAAAACTTACCGATTTCGAGAATCTCATCCTTACCCACATTCTGAGTTTTACGAGATGTGTCTTCGTATAGGGTTGTGTCTTTAGTTGGATATATTCTATAAATCATTTTCTACCTCTTAAAATAATGATACTACTCTACCTTTGATATCTACATCTGGATACTTCACCTCAAAACAAGTTGGGTCTTTTGGTGGGTATACGATTCCATCACGAGTCGCATTCTTAATGTTGTATTTATTTGATGAGTAGCTTCCATCGTACTTATTTACAATTTGCAACCCACCATTACCATCGGTGTCAGGTCTTACTACACTTTGAACACCATCGATACCATCTAATAGAACGTAAATGTCAGTCAATACGATTGGCTTATTGATACCCATTCTATCGGTATTAAAGTATTTTTTCAATGCGTCAATACATTTTAACAATACCTCATTTGAGTTATAATTTGGAAGAACTATAATCTCGAAATCAATACCAATGTTTACAATGTATGCATTCTTGATGTTTACAGCATCAGTCAATATACGGTAATACGATAAGTAGTTTTGTAAATTTTGTTTTGTAGCAGGATTAAGTTGAGTCAACTTTTTATTAGAATCATACCCCAATGTATAGAAGTTAATTGCTAATGGGTTGGGGATTGGGTCTGGGCCATCATCCAATAGTGTATTAATTTGAAAATCAGGAGCAGCATATGCTTTTGCTACCGAACCAAATTGAGGTGGTAATGCGTATGCTCTTAACAAATAATCTTCTTTAGTTACTGCTCTATTTTGTGCTCTAAAATATGCTATTGCGTTATTACGAACTTCTTCAAGTTCTTCTTCGTAAGCACCACCACCTGCGGCAACTTCATTAGTTACTGCTACTGAATTTTTAACAACATTAAATGTATCACTAATCAATGCGGTTTCATCAGTTTCGATAACTCGTTCTATAATGTTGGTAAGGTCTGAAGAAGGTACGTTATCCACTACACCATTTCCAACTCGATAAGTAACAGTTAGTGTGGTGTTTGAAGGAGCAACTCCATATGTCTTAACATACATAAAGTTCGATGGGTCGATACCTTGGTCTAAGTCACCACTCGATGGGTATAATGCAGACCCTACATTATCTGGATTAGGTAGGATTTCTTCATCTGCATTAGATGAAACACCACTACCAAATTGAATATCAATTTCTCCCTCATCGGTTATACGAGTTACAAATCGCTTAGGGACTCTTTTTAGTTTTAATAGAGAAGGTGTTTCATTTGCATATGCGGACATTGCTATTGAGTAATCGGTTGTATTTGGTAATTCTTCAAATACAGTATCTTGTGCAAGATAATCTACTTTAGTCCACTCATCACCATCATCATCCATAATTTGGATTACATCGATTAAACCATCATCATCAGATAATCTTATTTTATCATATGGTTTTGGAGATTCAAATTCATATTGAACTGATTTTTCTTTCCCACTAACAGCTTTTACATACTTTTTTAACAAGTAGTAGACTGGCTCATTTGTGTTTTCATCTACCTGATATACGGAAACTTCAGTAGGGTCAAACGATGATGAAAATCCAAATCTTACTTTGTTTATAGTCGAGAACTCTACATCTGAATTGGTAGAAGAACCTACGACCATACCTTCTTTTAAGGTTAGAGCGTAATCCCAATTAGGTCGTACATTATCACCACTACCTTGTGCGGGTAGTATTTGGTATACAGTTAGAGTTGTAGTAGCAGGAACATATAATTTCGGCTTATAACCAAACGCTTGTGCTATTGTAAATACATTAGATTTTTCTTGAGCTTCTTCAAGTACCGATTCTCTTAACTGAACATCAGTATAGTATGAAAGTACATCACCTACATATGATGCCATTTCCATAAACATCATACCAGGAGATGACTCGTTAAAATCATTATAGGTTTGTGGGAAATAGTTTTTTGTAAAGTCAATAAGATTCTTACGAATCTCACCGAAATCTCTACCAACTAAACTCACATCTTTTTTTATGTTCTCTGCCATTTTTTATCCTCAGACAATAGATACGTTACCTTGTTCAGTTACGAATATTGTTATTTGTGTATTTGCTCCAGTTTCAGTTACTCTAACTCTAAGTGATATATCTACTCTATTCAAGTCTTCTTTAGAATCTACATTTACATCATCTACAATTATATAGGGTAACCAAAATTTAATATCATTTCTTAATGAATCTTCCAACTCGTTGTTTATATTTTCAGATATTTGTTCAAATAGTAATGAATATATATCAGAACCAAATAATGGTTGAAATGGTCGTTCACCTTTACGAGTTAATAATAAGTTTTTTAGGTTTGATATTGCCTGCTCTTCGGTAGTATAAGATAACTTAAATAAAGGCTCACCACCCAGGGGTAGTTGAACTCCAATTGCCTTATTCCGTTTAAGGTCTAATGGGTTTATCTTATATTCTTTACGAGTTGGCATTATTTACCCTTCTTCTTATCAATCGCTTTCATTAGTTGAGAATAATCTCGTGTAACTGCGTTTACAACTGCTTTACCAGCTTCAGTTTGTTGAAGTTGTTGTGCTGATACTTGACCACCTTCTGCTGTTTGGAATGTTGATTGTTGTGTGTTTAATCCACCACCCCAACCTTGTGCTTGAGATGCATTAAATACACCACCAGGCCCATTAATACTTCTCCACTCACCACCTTGAGCGGTTTCATTTAACATATCGTTCAACATAGAATTACCAGTAAACGATTGGTTATTTGTATGGGAAGTCTCAAAGATGTGGTCTACATCAAGCGGGTCTCTTTCAACAACTTTTGGTTGTGATTGTTTCATCTCTTTAAGGATAGATTCACGAAGGGACTTTTCACGTTTAGCCACTTCCTTCTTCACTTCTTCCTTAATGATAAGTTGAATCGCTTTAATTAGTTTCTTTGTATCCATAGTAATAAATATGTTTGTATATAATTATTGTTTCATTAATGTTAACTGAGTTTTGATTTGTGTTGCCTTTGCCGATAGTTCTGCAAATGGAGCGGCCAATGGTGTCAGAGGTGGGGTTGCAGTAATACTTACCATTTTAGTTGATAATGTAATTAGTGAGTTTGTAACTTCTTCCAATTGTGTAAACATCACATCCATATCAGCTTTCCAATTTGTAGTTGATACATTAACTGACTTCTTACCACTAATCAAAACTGAGTCCGATTTTGAGTTAAGAACTATTCGGTCTGAATTTAATATGATTTGGGGATTCTTGTAAATATTTTGTGGAGTTACTCCCAATGAGAATCCGTTTGATGACTTCAATCCAATAGTTTGTTTAGACCCTAACCAAATTGATGAATCATCTTCATTAATATCTTCTATAACAAATTTGTTATATCCTTTGGATTGGCCACCATTTCTGATAATAGTAATTGGACTCTCAGGAGTGCTGGACTTCCAAGATGGTTTGTTATCAGCACCTTTTATTTTATTGTCACTAATAGTAACATTATTAGGCGTGTACCCAAATCTTATAGACTGACCATATCTACCTTCGTGGATAATATCTCCAAGAAATGGTTGTAATTGTGATACACTTGAATCTTCAACAAATCCGTTTCCAAAGTCAACTTTAGAATCAGTAGAACTTTGAATAGGTATTCCGTTAAAGGCTTGACTAAAGTTTGGTGTAGACTTACCCTCGCTGTTAGTTAATTTGGGTAGTGCGTTGTGATTTACATTTCGTTGGAGACCTACTACTGAAATGTAGTAATTCCGAGAAGACTGGCTTGACGCAGACGCTTCATCGGAATTAGCTACTATAACATAAACCTGTTCCCCTAAAATAGGAATGTGTCTTGAATTGGGACTCAATGGAAAGCATCTCAAGTTATTTTTAGATGCTCTATCTTGTAATGATACAATTATACTATTAAAGTTATCTGGATTTGAATCTGATAAGTTTACTGATATTACTGTTCCTAATTTCATTCATCATCTCCATCTTCTTTAGGGATGTCTTTTTCAACCTCATCGATTGCGTCCATCAGTTGTCTCTTTTCTTCATCACTTAGGATAAGACCACCTGCTTCACCACTATTACTATCCTTCATCATTCTTTGAACAATAGCAGCAAGTTTGATTAAAGCATCATCGTTACGAACTGAAATGTCTAAGTATTCTTTAATCAATGGAACAACCACAGCGGCATCGTTGAGGTTTTTAACCATTGGTTCAAGTTGAGCAATCAGTAATTTGATTTGTCGGTCTTTCTTTTTTTGATTAGAATAGATGTCCGACATAATGTCTGAAAAACTCTTGTCCTTAAATAGTTTAGTATCTTTATCCATTAAAATTCCTCCACTCGGTGAGTTATTGGTAGAACATCACCCATCATATAATCAAGGTATAGTTCTTTGTAAATTATTTTCATTCTACCAACCACCTTAGTGATGTATTGAGTCTGAACACCAGTTCTCTCTCTAATAAGTATGTAAAGTGCCTTTTTGTTGTATGAGTAAAGGTTGTCTCGTGTTCTAAATAATTCAGTTAAGGAGTCAGCAATCTTTCTATCTCTATCTTTATCAAACAATGTAAAAACATTATAATCCATATAACTAACATAATAGTCCATAAAGTCTTTTAATGCTTCCGATTGTTTCTTCTCGTAAACCTCATTTATAATATTACGAGATGAGTCAATTACCTCAATACCATCTCGTGCTTTCATTCTAGCATAGTTAGCATTGTTTTCATTAAACAAATAGTTTCTAGCAATTACAGTAAAGTATGAAAACGCTCTACCATTATCACCATTGAATTTATGAATCTTCTCGTTTAAGAATGCTACTACGTTTGCTTTGACATCTTCGTATGGGACTTCAAAATAATAAGTCTTGTAAGTATGGATTACGTTTTCAGCAAGTTTATCAAATGGATAATGAATGAATCTATTGTAGATTTTATTCTTCATTCGTTGGTCATCACAACTATTATATGCGTTAATTGCAATCTCAGTAATTTGTGTAAAATACCTTTTATTCTTCCTTTTGCGTCCCATAGTATTTTTCCAATTCTTCGATTACTTCATATAAATTTTTGAAGATGAATCCCGTTTCATCATCTGCTTCGAATGAACCTAACTTATCGAGCTCTTTCATTTTCTCCATCGAACTATCAATCTTAGCTGCAATATCTGAGATTAATAGTTCTTGTTCCAATACTACATCTTCGTATGCCTCGTTTTTACGAAGAAGATTTATCGTACTAAATAGAAATACGACTGTTGTTATTGATAATATAATAATTGTTGTAACCATTTTATTCTTCTACAATATCTTTGAATGCGTCAAATACGCTCGTAGGTTTAACATCGTTATTGGTAAAAGTCTCACTTAGATTACCCTTCTTAGGTCTACCTGTTGTTTTACTACGAGTTGATTTTACAGGATTCATTTCCTTCATCCATCGTTCGTTTTCATATCTAGCTGCAAATAAATCAGCAGTATGCATTATGTATGGGAGTGATGTTTGTAATGCATCATCTTTATTAAATTTAATAAAGTACTCACGATTATTCTCATCATAAAGACCATCAGTTAACTTTATACCTAACCACTCTTCTTGTGTACACTTAATACCAAAATAATTT